CCGTAATACTACTTAATATAGTGCAAGGAAGAGGGTCAGTCATTGTGAAAGTAACTTGTGGTGTTGTACTATAACCATTAAGTCTAACTCTTTTCATTCCTGAAAAAGCAGTTACACCTTGATTTAATAATGCTGTTCCTAATTCTCTAAAAGGTACTGTAATATTATCAACTGTCAATGCTTTGGCATTATATAATTGTAAATCAACTAATACTTTCCTCATTTTTTCTCCTAAAGTACTTTGACCTCCTGTTTGTATTATTAAGTTTAATGTTTTTGCTGTTGCTGTATATGTGTTTCCAATTTGTGTAGATGAACTTTCTCTTGTTAAAGTAAAATTACCTGCCGCAGTTACAGTCACGTCAGGGTGTTTTAGTCCGTCAGCTACTACTTGTACTGTTTGTCCTTCTAATCCTTGGGCACCTGTAAAACTTGATGCTGTTGCACTTGACGTATGATAACTGTCAACGTAAACATCATCTTCAGTAAGTTTTTCTAAAAACACACCTGTTTGTAAAGTTGAACCATCATTATCATATCTTTGTACCAATGTATATAAAGAATTATCTGCTACTCCTACTGCTTTAAAGTTTCCATTAGTTGTCCATTTGTTCCATCCTACAACTGAAAACTCTACATTTATACCTAAACAACCTATTGAACCATCTGAATTTAATGCAAAAGTATAGTTTGTATTATTGTTTGAATAGTTTGCTAGGTATGCCATTTGTGTTGCACCTGTTAGCATATCGTGATGAATTAAAGAATAGTTTTTTGCTGAATAGGCATCTGTATTAAAATTATAAACGAATGCTCTGGTTTGTTTTCCTGATTTATCATTGAATAATACTTCATTATCAACAACAACTGGTTCTGTTGTGCCTGCAGAAACTCCATATCTTGTTTGCTGACGAACGAGGACATTGCTTGGAGTTACTGGCTCTCCACTTAAATCAAATTCACCATCTGATGTAAAAATAAAAAGTGATTGTTGTGATACTAGATGTCTAATAATATTAAGTTCATCTGATGCTATTGTAAAAATAAAAGAAGCATCATCAGTAATATCTCCTGTTACATCACTACCATCTACAACTTTTGTGTAAGGATCAAAATCATAAAAGTTTCCTGTTTGTGATCCAAATATTGTTTGAGGTTTATCTCTAGTACCTCCAAATACTAATCTATTTTGATGAAACGAAACTGAACGTGGCCAGCCTCCACCTAATGAAGCACTTAAATTACTAAAAGCAGATATTTCCCATTCGTTACCTGGTGCTCCTTCTGTATCTACTAAATCGTAAATTACATCTGCTGTCATTACAGTTGATGATGAGTGTGTTTTTAATTGTACCAACCCACCATTAATATTCACGTACATATTTTTGTGTCCATCAGGCCAATCAGCATCAACCCAAGCATAAGAACCACTTGACAATGTCATATTAATTCCTGTACCCGTTACTGCTGATGGTGTAAGTGTTGTTGCAAAACTAAAATTTGCTAAAGGTACAACGTCAAAACTCAAATAACTTGATGTCCAATCTGTGTTTACAGATCCTCTTACTAATTGTATAGGTTGTATATCTGGATGAACCAAAATCATTACATCAAATGATTGTGTAAATCTTACATCAGCTATTTCGGCTGTTGTAATTGGAAAAACTTGTCCACCCACACCATGTGTTAAATGTGCTACTCTTGTATCTTGATAAAAGATATGCATTTCTGCAGTAGTACCAGCATCACTATCTGTTGGCTCTAATACAATAATGTATTCTTGTCCATCACTAAATCTAAATGGAATAAGTCTGCTTGATGCGTGAAAGCCTGCTGTTGTTAAACTTGTTGATCCATCTGGTGTTGTTGATGCATCAGGATCTGCGGATATATATTGGAAACCTTTTCTCTTTTGCATACCACCTTGCGGTAATAAAAGCATATTTGTACATTCTTCTAAACCAGTTTTATAAAGTTGTGAATCTACCCTGCCATCCATGAAGGGGCCTAGTTGGCCTGTGTTGTAAGAATTTTGAGTTATACGACGTGTTGTCATTCATTAATTAGTTGGATGTCTTAGTCTATTAAAATTGCCACTTATGTGTGCTTCAATCAATTGACCAGCTGGTACAATATTTCTTGGTGGATTTTCTTGTCCATCTGCTATCCTTGCCGCTCTTAATTTAGATTGGAAGTCTTCTGCAAGCCTGCCTGTAAGTGTTCCAACTCCTGTAATTGCTTCGTTGATTTCTACTGCTAATTTTGCAATAAGTGCCTCTATAAAAAATACTGGAAAATTATCTTCTGTTAAATCTTTTACGTAGATAATGTTCAATGGATCTGTATTTGAATAAACTTTTGCACCTTCTACAGAATAATCTGTAATTGCATACCCTTGGCTATCAAAAAATCCTTTTATTCTTATTACATCACCTGGTAAACTGTGTGTTTTAGTATAACTTAAATCTGTTGGTGTTTCTGTTGTAAGATTTACTGCTACTTTTGTAATTGCAAAATTCCAAAAAGTATAATACATTAAACCTTTTTTAACATTACTATACATTGTAGAACAAACGTTTGCTTCGTTTGATCCGTCTGTGAATGCAGAAATAGTTGATGCTCCACATTTTACTAATGCTTGATTTGAAATTGATATATTTGACTCAGCCATTTGTTAAATTCCTTTTAATAATATTATTTACCGCATAAAACAAGACAGGCCCTTTAAGGGCCTGTCAATCATTAAGAAACGAGGTTATCCTTTCTTAAGTTAATTTACTGATTACTCAGTAACTTGTATTTCTACAACTCCGTCAGCATCTATCAACGCTGAACCCATTGACATCTCACCTAAAATAAGTGTAGATGCTTTTTGTGGAACATAGTTGATACCAACTGAAACGTCAGAACCTACTGCTAATCCCATTGAATTTTTGTGGAATGCGTAACATTTTCTAACAACTGAATCAGCTGATAAAAGATTTGAAACGACCACTCTAAATCCAAATATTGAAGGGATATATCCTGTTGCCAACGCATTGTTAGTAATAATTCCGTTGTCAGAACTTACTAACGTAGTGTCAGTTAAAAGATCAGTTAAAGCGGCAGGTGATATAACCAAAGTACGATCACCTGAAGGTACGTCTAGTCCGTTTAAAGACTCATGTACTTCAAGCAACGCGGCTTTGTTAAGACCTGATGATCCTTGTGCAGTATATTTGATTGTTGTTGGTGTGCCATCATCTAATGCGTCAACAATAGCCTGATCCGCGGCACGAGCTAATGCTCCACCTATCGCTTCAGAAAATGTTGATCTCATATCGATGTTAGTTTTGATTTCATCAAGTGATTGTACGTATTCACCTGCATGGTAATTTGCAAGAGTACATGATACTGTTGCGTTCTGTGCAGTAGAACCTGTGTAGGCACCTGGTGATGTTAAAGACTTAGATGTATCTGACATTACTACGATGTCTTCAAATCTAGCCTTGTTTTTAATCGAACCACCTTTTGTTAAAGTGTTAAACTTGTAAACTGAACCAGTTACATTTCTAACAACTCTAACAGAGTTAGTAAGATTTGACGTCAACTGCTGATAAGCGTGTTTGACATCATCTGCGAACATAGTTGTAAATGCATTACTAACTGATGTTCCTGCGTTTGCTACTAAAGCCATTTTATTTTCCTCTCTTTAGTGTTTGTTATTATTATAGTTTAACGCTATGGAATTGTGTTATACTTGAATGGGCCTTATGGTTGTCCTTCTTATACAACGTTCTAGAACTTGTATTTTACAGCAATACCAACTGTTTGTAATCTTGTACAACCAAAGTAGGCCTTACGGTTATCTACGTGATTATTTATAGGTTTTCAAAAAATCTTTATCAGTGTTTATTTTTATTTTAGGATAATATGCTAATATTTTTTCAAATGTATGCTTATATCTCCACTCTGGTACTTGATTATGTACTAAACTTACGTTTGTATCTGTTCTTTTTCTGTATATAGAGTCTGGACCTCCATCAAATCCTATTACATCTATATCTGTAAATCCTAATTGTGCGGCAAATACAATACATATTTCTCCTGTAAGCCAACTGTTCATTCTAAAATATGGAAAACGAATTTGTCTCATATCAGGAATTGTTATTGTACTTGTTTCTCTATGGGCTCTATGTGACATCATTGGCAAATATACTTGTTTAATTTTATCTTTGCTCATTTGTTCTAACACTCTTCTGTCTTTAGCAATAAGCCAGTCAGGCATAAACTCTTTGTATATTTGATTGCAACCAAATGTTGGATAATTTAATTTTGTAAGATCGTGTTGCTTTCTACTTGCACCATTACCAATTACTGTACATTTAGGCATAATAAGATGTGCTGAACTAAACTTATAAGAGCACGTGTTTTCTCTGCGGGAGAAGACAACTTTTAATCCAGCACACTGATATTTAATTGATTAGTTTTAATATGATAGTAAACATACCACCTATTAGTGATATTGTTGAAATCCAAACAACTATTTCTAAACGATTGATACGTGCCATCATTCTATTGATCATTTCGTGTGTTTGTTTTTGCATAATTCTACAAAGTTTTTCGTGTTGGTCTATTCTATAATGAGCCATTTTTGCTGTTGGTATTTTTTTAACGGGCACGGTTAGTTCTCCTTGTAGTTCTAACACGTTTTCTTCCGTAACGTCTTACTTTACTTCTACTTTTTGGACCATATGAAGTAATAAAAGTTTTTGTTATTGTTGTTCCTGCTGTTTTTAATCCCATTGTATATGTTGCCACGGTGTTGGCCGTTTATTTTGATTTAAAATAAGACTCCCATCTGTTATTGAACTTGCTGATAACATTTTTTTGTAGCCATTGCCAAATACTTTTTTGCATACTACCATACAAGCCTTGTATTCTTTGCCCTTGTAAAAATACTTGCGATGTTTTAATTGAATACCTTTTCGTGTTTTTGTACCTGCCATCGTCTGTGTCCTTATCTAACATAGACACTATTTACTTTAACAGGTTATAAATTAGTATTTTTTACTTCCACTTACTACATTACAAGTATAAAGATTTTTATCAATTAAAGCAAACATTACTTTTTCTCCTTTAAATTATTTACTTTTATTACGATGATATGTTTTCATACAATGACTAATGTGTTGTTTGCGAGTCATGATAGCTGTGTTAGCATAACTCCATGGTTTAGTATTGTCTAATCTACATAACCATAGTTTGTTTTTTATTCTATCAACCCACTGACCTTTCCATTTCCTAACAAAATCAGAAAATACAAACTTCCACTTTTCTCCTCTAAACACTGCTTGTACCTTTTTCATTATCCAAGCACGTGCCATTGTTTTTATTACAGGATCTGGTCCGTGCTTCCAAGCCCACGGCCGTGGTCCTCTATAATGTCTCATTGTATTCCCCACAGGTTTATCATACTTGCCTGTGGCATACCCTTTTTTCATTGTGTTTGATATTTTGCGTTTGTGTTTTTCTGTAGGAATGTATTTGCGTTTTTTATTTTTTTTATTTTGCGTTTGTACCATATTCCCCTCCTTTGTGCATATGTGGTATTTATCCTCCTTTGCTTAAAGGTGCTAATTATTGACAGCGGTAGACTAGACTCATCATTGGTATCTCCATCTGGTGAAGAATTGTGAGTTAGGCTTCGTACTGGTATTTACTAAGAAGGGGCTTAAAACGGAGGCTGTGGAAAATGGAACTTACTACATATTTCCAAAATCTGTTTTTTTTTGGGGCTCTAGTTTCAAAAACACCTGATTTTAGCCCATCATTCTGAGCTTTTTACCATATCCCCCAGGCCCATAGGTCTGACCTTAAAATATAAGTCCAATAGGCCCATAACCCCACCGTTCTGACCATATCTGATGGTGCCAACGGTGACTCAGCCTTGGCCAGACCATACCCCACCGTAAGGACCGTTTAATGGTTAAGAGCCAGATAACGGTAGGCACGGTGATGTATAGTTCTGACTGTTATGTGATTATACAATTATGATGAAGAATGGTAATTTAACTTTTGGTTTGGGAACTTGGGAACTTGGGAACTTGGGAACCGTATTGACCAGACCACCGTTTAACTATTCTTGATTGTTCTTACGGTAGATTTACGGTTTAAGAGG